GTGCTAAAGTCACACCCATTGCAAAACTTATCACTAAATCTGCAGCATATGCTCAGAGTGATGGCAACACGCCAATCATCGGACCATTTGTCCGCAAGGTGCTGAGTTTCGTGAGTGAAGACTTTCTTGAAACTATCCGGAATTCCATGCCAATTGAAGATTACAGATTGATACTACCTTACAACATACAACACTGGAAACCTACCCAGCAGTATCCTAACGGCGAAGATACCATTCGTTCAACACCTGATGTTATACCAAGATATCTAGATGAGAACACGTTTATGGCAAATCTCGAGAAGGTTACTTGCATCGAGGATCTCTTGAAGCTACCACCATGCTTCACTGAAGACTTGATGCCTGCCAAGTATGGTCTTACCACCTTACCAGCGGACATTGTTGTTAATGATGAAGTTGTCACTTCTGTCTCAGTAGCGGCTGAGCTACCTAAAGTTAGTGAGCTTTCCACCCCATCGGGTTTGAAGGACAAAGCCTATCACTTCAGAAAATGTGTTCGTGCTGATTTTAAGCCACATTGCATCATTGACATTGGGTCCGGAGACGGAACCTTTGCTCGTGCTCTTGAGGCCAAATTCCCGGAGTGCCAAGTCATTACCATTGATCCTGACGTTAACCATGGTTCATCCAGCCATGCTCAGATGTCATTAGAGAACTTTGCTAGTGTACCTTTGAACACACTCCTCGACCCCACTGTCGCTTACTGCGGCATGGTGCTACACCACACATTGGATCCCACCCTTTTTCTCTCATCTCTAGTCAAAATAACAGGCAAAGATACTGTCATTGTGTTCCGTGAACATGATTTTATTTCAACCAACCACACCATCATAGATGAGTACCATGTCAAGAATGGCCATGCCCCTCCTACCCACCACTGGAGTCGAGGACAGCTGATCCGCCACATGGCACTACTTAAGTGGGTTGAGTATAAGAAATCGAATTACCCCATCGGACAGAATCCACTCAGCATTTATACCATTAGTTTTGTCAGAGAAACAGATCTTGAGGCTAAGAAAGATCCAGCTAAGGAAGTGAAGAAAAGTCCTATCAGGCAGGTTGGCAAGAACGCTCACCCTAAGAAAGATCAGGCCCCAGTTCCATCACCATCAACATTGAGAGTGGTCCAGGCGGCGGTCAAAGAAGTGCTGACGAATTCTTTTTCAGCACAACCTGACCCCGCCGTGGTCAAAGCCGTCACGGATTTCGTCAAGCTCGTCGTTGAGGAGCCAACCACGACTTCCACCACGACCGCTAAGACTTAGACATCTCACTGGCTTCCCGAAGGTCCCGGACTGAGCCATAATCAGTGTGTCCTTGGCCAAGGACGGACAAGCGGAGTTCACGAACCGCATCGAAAATATATATATTTCTAAATCGACATATTCTTTTATATGGAAGTGAAAACTGGACCCTCCCAACGAGTCACGAACGAAACTGAAGCTGATGATCTGATCCATCGTGCCTGTCAAATCCAACATGCCACCCTTGAAGGTGAACGTTGGCTGAAGATGGCCATTGATCCATTTCCTGATGAGCAGAGAGTTTGTGCCGGGTTCCCCGATATG